CTCGTGTCCCAGCAGTACAACCGCTTCCTGCCCCACGCGGGAGAGGAGGACGCCGGGGAGGAGAACGAGGCTGTCCGGCAGTTTACCGCCATGCTGGGCGGCGTCGGCCGGGACGAGGTAGAGGAGCTGTTTGAGGAATGAGCAGCCGGGCGGGGGGACAGGTGTCCCCCTTTGTTTTTCAGCCCTTTTCCCGCCGCCAGAAGCAGGCGATCTTCTGGTGGCGGCCCGGGTCGGGCCATGAGCACGCCCGCATGATGCTGGCGGACGGCGCCATCCGCTCCGGCAAAACCGTCGCGATGATCTTTTCCTTTCTCCAGTGGAGCCTGACGAACTTCCGAAATCAGGATTTCATCGTGGCGGGGGTCACCTCCGGGGCGATCAAGCGCAACGTCCTCGCGCCCATGTTCCGCATGCTGGAAACCTTCCGGATTCCCTGGGAGTACAGGCGCTCGGAATCGAAAATCCTCATCGGGGACAATACCTATCATGTTTTCGGCGCGGACAAGGACAACGCCCAGGACAAGCTCCAGGGCATGACCGCGGCCGGCGCCTACGCGGATGAGGTGGCGCTCTTTCCCCGCTCCTTCGTGGATCAGATGATCGGCCGCTGCTCCGTGGCGGGCAGCCGGATCTTCATGAACTGCAACCCCAACGGCGCCTATCACTACATCAAAACGGACTTCATCGACCGGGCGGAGGAGATCGGCCTGTATCATCTGCATTTCACCATGGATGATAACCTGACCCTGTCCCCCGAGATCCGGGAAAGCTACGCCCGCTCCTTCGCGGGCGTTTTTTATCGCCAGTATATCCTGGGCGAATGGGTCAGCGCGGAGGGCGCGGTCTATCCCATGTGGGACGACCGGGACAACACCTATGACGCCGCCGCGGGAGAGGGGCCGCTCCGGGAGGGGGAGGAGCCCCGGGAACGGGGGCTCCGCCGCTTCTGCGCCGTGGACTATGGGACGGTGAATCCCTGCGTGTTCCTGGATGTGTGGGACGACGGCCGGACCTTCTGGATCGCCAGGGAGTATTACTGGGATTCCGCCGCCCGCCGCCGGCAGAAAACCGACGCGGAGTACGCGGAGGATCTGACGGCCTTTCTGGAGGGGGACCGGGACGCGATGCTGATCGTGGATCCCTCGGCGGCCTCCTTCAAGGCGGAGCTGCGGAACCGGGGCTTCCGGGTGCAGGACGCGGTGAACGAGGTCCGGGAGGGGATCGCCACGACCGCGGTGCTCATCGGCAACCGCCAGATCCGGGCGGAGCGAAGCCGCTGTCCCTGCCTGCTGCGGGAAATGCACGGCTATCTCTGGGATGAAAAGGCGCGCCTGCACGGGGAGGAAAAGCCCCTGAAGGAGCGGGATCATGCCATGGATGCCCTGCGGTACCTGTGTCACACCCGGACCAGCCGATTCAGGAGGCGCGTATGAGCAGAGGAAAAGGAAAAGCCGCGGCCCGCCCGGCGGCCCATCCGGCCGGGGCTGCCGGCGCCGCGGTCCGGCGGGCGGGGGACGGCTATGCCAATGCGCTGGCCTTCCTGGGAGAGAGCTCGCCGCTGCTGTCCGGGGGCGTCTTTGAGCGGTCGGAGCTGACGCGCCAGACGGAGCTGCTGACCGCGGCCTACCGGGAATCCTGGCTGGCCAAGCGGATCATCGACATGCCCTCGGACGACATGACCCGGGCCTGGTACACGCTCTCGGCCAATCTGCCGGAGGCGGATCTGCGCCGGCTGAAGCTGCTGGAGGCGCGGCACAGCGTCAAGCAGGAGCTGACCGCCGCCCTCCGCTGGGCCAGGCTCTACGGCGGCTCGCTGGCCCTGATGGTGATCCGCGGGGAGGAGGACCGGCTGGACCGGCCGATGGATCCGGATTTCCTGCTGCCGGACTGCTTTCAGGGCCTGCTGGTGCTGGACCGGGCGCAGGGCATCGAGCCCTCCCTGGAGCGGGTGACGGATCTGGAGGATCCGGACTTCGGCCTGCCGATGTACTATACCGTGCATCTTCAGACGGAGGCCGGGGCGGCTGTCCGCCTGCATCATTCCCGGGTGCTGCGCTTCGTGGGGCGGGAGCTGCCCGCGCTGGAGGCGGAGCGGGAAAACGGATGGGGCGCCAGCGAGCTGGAGCATATCTGGGATGAGCTGATGAAACGCTCGGCCACCTCGGCCAACATTGCGCAGCTGGTGTTCCAGGCCAACCTGCGTACGCTGAAGGTCGGAGATTACGGCGAAGCGCTTGCGATGGGGACTGATCAGCAGATACAGTCGCTTTATAAAATGCTTGAGCGGCAGAACCGGATTATGAATTCTCAAGGCGTCCAGCTTCTGGGCGCTGAGGATTCCATGGAACAGCACCCGTACACGTTTACGGGCATTGCTGAGATGTATGAGAAGTTCTGCATGAATATGGCGGGCGCGGCTGAGATCCCAGCCACAAAGCTCTTTGGACGCTCTCCTGAGGGCATGAATGCGACCGGCGAGAGCGACATGAAAAACTACTACAGCATGATCAGCCAGTTGCAGGAGCGGACGCTGAAGCCCGCGCTTGAAAAACTGCTTCCGGTCATGTTTATGAGCGAGTGGGGCCAGATCCCGGATGACTACGACATCGTCTTCAATCCGATTGACACCCCGACGCCTACGGAGAGGGCTGGGATCAATGCACAGCTCACGGGTACGGTCATTCAGGCGTATAACGGCGGCCTGATCAGCCAGAAAACAGCGCTCAAGGAGCTTATCTCACAGGGCACGGAGATCGGTGCATGGGGCAAGATAAGTCCTGAGGATGTTGAAAAAGCATCTGATGAGGTGGACACCGGCGAAGAGATGGAGGATCCGATGGCTATGGGCGAAGACCCAATGGCGGCGATGATGGGGGCCGCAGGAGGGCCTGAGATGCCCCTAGAAGGGCCGCAGGCTCCAATGGAGGAGAATCCTCCCGAAGCGCCGGAAGCCCCACAGGGCGGCACAGAGGCCCAAACAGAGCAGGATTCGTTATCCCGCACATTTCCTCCCTTGAATAGATTCACCGTTGAGATCGAAGGAGAGGAAGATGGAGGGCCGGGATCCGGGAATTTCAATCATCCGGGATACCCGAGAGGCGGCGGCGCGCTGAATCCTCCGTCCGCACCAAAGATTCCCAAAGCGCCGACAGCTCCGAAGATGCAGATGGCAACGCCAAAGGCACCGTCTGCGAAGCCTCCGGTAACGAAGGCCCCAGTTGGTCAAAGGCTGAAGTTTCTGACCGGGCTTGCAAGGCATGAGGATAAACCGGTTGAAAAAGGCACAAATCCAAGACCGGCACAGCAGGTTAAACAGGCGAACCGGGAGCGGAAAGAGTGGAGCAACCTGAGCCTGAGCCAGAAGGTGCAGGGCGCGAGCGAGCAGAACCGGCATATGGCGCAGGTGAAGGGCGAAGCCGTCAAGGCGGCAATCAAGGGCGACCTGCCAAAGGCACAGGCGATTGTCAATAAGAATGAGCATTATTGGAGCCATTCTCCTGAGGCGGCGGCAAAGGTGCAGAGCGAGACTCTGCAGAGGCAGAAAAAGGCAAGACCGTTTATACAGAGGCTTTTCAACCGGCATTAAAAGGGTGTGAGGCAGGTGGCAAACGCCAGGAAGAGCGACGAAAACAGATTTGTGCGGATGCTCAAGAAAGCGTTCACCCGCCTGATTGCTAAGATTAGGTCTGATCCGAGCAAGCCGCTGGAAGAACAGCTGAACGAGTTCGCTAACACGCGCGAGGTTGACAGGTTTATTGATAAAGTATCCAGGGACATGATCACCTGTCAGCGCGAGGAGAGTGCCGAAACATGGCGGGAAGCCGCGGAAAAGGCGAGCAGAGGCAGGGAGATCTTCCAGGCGCTCAAGACAGAGATGCGCGGCCCGGTCGGGGATCTGTGCCGGGAAATGGTTGCTGACAACGCTTACTACATCAAGACTCTTCCGCAGGAGTGGGCGAAGTACGTGACGGCATACGCATTTCGGGAAGCCATGCGGGGCCGGAGACCTGAAGCTGTTGAAAAAGAACTGCGGAAAATCCTGCCGGAGAAGATCAGCGGGAACTTAAAGTGCATTGTCCGTACCGAGA